GATTATGTGCATGGGGTAAGAGCAATATCTGATGGAATTCGTTACACAACTCCACGCTGGTTTACACGTATAGTATGATAAAATAGATGTACAATGACAACATCTCTTGGGCTCTATACATCTAAAATTCTAAAGGAACATCCTCTGGGGCTTTGGCCACTCCAAGATAAGTGCGACTACCTATCCATTATGTCTGACTCTCAAAAAGACATGTCTTCTTGGTCTGTTATCAATGGAACAGTTTCTGCTACGTCAACTTTAACAACCCCAATCCCATCAGCACAAGTTTTTAAGGTAAATACAGCAAATGTTGGTCAGACAAATGTTGCAATTGTTAAATTGGTTAGCGATGTCATTGGAGACTTTACGCAGCTAAATGAGTATCTTTCTACTTTTACACTTTCTACATTTCTTTATTCATCAACAGACAACATATTGTCAGCAAGCATTGGGCTAACATACGTAGATCCAACATACGGAGATTTTAGGGTATTCAAGAGATTCCCACTTAGTGTTGCTGGAAAGTGGTTATTCCTATCTGAGACCTTCGATAGACCATATGACCTAACATCAGAATATAGGCTATTTATAGAGATTGAGTTTCTGTCAAATAAAACTACAGACCCAATATTCTTCTTGATAAATGGACTTTCCTTGGGGCAGTGGTCAGAAGAGTTTCATTCAACTTCTCAGGGAGTTGTTCCAGAGCAAATAGTTGAAAAAATTGCTGGTATTGCATCTGGCACATCTGCAGTAAAGCTTTTGGCATCGGCAGAGTCTACAAAAGATGGATACGCCCTTGTTGATAACAATCAGCTAAAAGCAAGAAATGCTGGTATGCCATTGGTTTTTGGTTCAGACTCATCTTTAACTGTTTATGCAAATGGCACAAAGCCATCAGTTCTAATTCCTGGACTAGGATTCTTGAATGAAATTGGCAAAAACAAAAACTATACTCTTGAAACATGGCTAAGAATTAATCCATCATCTTATGAAGATACAAGAATTATTGGCCCAATCTCATCTTCAGATGGTCTATATGTTAATGGTCCATTCTTGAAACTAAAGATTGGCGATCTATCGTGCTCTCATTATGTATCAGAATGGTACAGACCAATGCTTATCCACATAGCAATATCTTCAGATAGAATAATAATGCTTCTAAATGGTGAGCAGGTCGGTGAAATTATTGTAGATAGGTCTCAGATAGATCTGCCAGCATTTTCTGTAGACGGTTTTGAACAGGACTGGATTGGGATATACTCTGATGACTCTATTGACATGTTTGAACTTGGTCCAGTCTCCATCTATACTTATGCGATCTCTAATGTAATTGCTAAAAGAAGATGGGTCTTTGGTCAGGGCGTAGAAAATCCAGAAGCACTTAATGTTGCATATGGCGGAAAAAACATTTTCTTTGACTATCAGTTTGCAAAGTATTCATCAAACTACTCTTTCCCAAAAATTGGTCCATGGTCTAGCGGACTAACAAATAATCTTGCTACCGATACAGACTATCTAAAGTTACCATCCTTAAAAAAGATGTCTATTGTTTCTCCAGGGCTAAGCGAAAGCCAGTTACTTATAAACAATAAATCTTTGCAGAATGAAGATGATAAGTTCTTGGTATTTCCAGAAAATACATATGGTTATTTTGATAACCTTAATGTTTTAAAAGAGGGGCTTGAGTCTTTTTATGCAACCTTTAAATCAAAAGCCCCAGTACAAAAAGACGAGACCCTAATTGAGATTAGAGACAAATCAACTGGCGATTATTTTTCAATTGTTCTTAAAGAAACTGGAATAGACTACACCCTAAAGTTCCTTGGAGAGACAAAAGTAATTGCAGAAACACAGCAATACTATCCAGGAGAAAAATTTTCTGTAGGATTACACATACCAAGATTTGTAAGTTACTTTGGTAATGGAATATCTGCATTTTTTAGCAAGGCAGAATCACTATCACTCTATATTGGTGGTACTGGCAGCTCAGATTCTTTCTCTGGAAACATTTACTCAGTTGCATTCAATAATCAGTTTGCAACAAATATGATTTCTGACTACTTTGCTCCAACTGGTATTGTTTGGGACGCAGATCTTGTTGAGGAGTTTCTACAAGATGCTGATGCAGGACTGTATAGTACAACATTTTGGGAGTACGTTCTTGATGGAGGAAGTGTAGCTGAGTATGCTGGCCAGGGACTTGTAGATAACAATAACGCAAGCTACACCATTAAAGTTTATGAAAACAGTAAGTCTATGTATTTAGATTCTAAAATTAATGGATCTTGGACATCAGCAATACCACTTTCATATTTTGGAAAATATGTTAAGAGGGCAAATGGATCTGGATACTACGATCTAGACTTTATCCAGTTTAACATAGGATATCCGTCCCCAGGAAAGTCGGTAGCAGTTACTGAGCAAGACCAGTCTTGGACATATCAAGACCTAGAGCTAAAGTTTGCAAATCCATCACAAAAAGAGTATAGCGATTTGGATAATCATCTATATACTGGCTACAATGACTATAACGACCTAAGATATAATACTAGACAAACCTACAAGTTTGATACATCAAAATCTATAGTAAGAAGCTACATCTATTTCAAGGACATTTCAGACGGAACAAGAGATAGCTCATACTACACTAATACAGTATCAGCTCCCACAGATGGCATTATAACTCCTGGTAGCGAATGGGTTAACACAAAGTACGAAGTTGTTGATAACATGATTATCTATCCACCTAGTGATGTAGACTTTACAAAAATCTCTATGTTTGTAGAACTAAAGATATCTGCTGACAAGGTATCCGAAAAGCCACTTGCAATAGGCAGCTTAGAACTATCATCAATCTGCTTAAATGATGAAGAGCAGACTCCGATTGGAACTAGGTACGGCACAGATGTTTATCCATTTACAGAAAATGGTTTTTATTATGACTACAAGTCAAAAAATCCATTTAGCATATATAAGGGTAGCACCCCATATCTATACTTAACAAAGACTAGCGGAATAAAATTGCGTGGGCTCTTTAACGGCAAGAATGTCCGTGGAATTGAGATTCCAGTTAATAAAGAAAAAACAAACAATCACAAAATGATTGCTATGCAAATGTTTACAATGTTTGATGGAGACTTTTTCCCATATAGCCCTACAGAAGTATTTGAGATTATATCTAACACGTCACACCTAAAGTTCTATATAGAAGCAACCCACCCAGATGGTCTTAGAGCTAAGCTTTACGCCATTAATGATAAAACTGGCCAGCTTGAGAATGGAATTGGATATTATGTTAATGGAAAAATCGTAAAAGAACCAATTTTGACAATTAAGCAGTGGGCATCGATCGGAATTGGTTTGTCAAATTACCTTGATTTTGCAATCAATGGTGGGTCTATTAGGATCACTGGCCCACTCTTGGTGAATAACATATCACACTATAACTCTGTAAGACTTCAGCAGGTCCAGTCTGTATCTGTTAGGCCATGGTTCCTTGTGAGAGAGTCTGGACGCATCAAGTTTGACTGGAGAGCCTGGGAAGGTGTCTTTAAGTGGTTTGAGGTTCTAGTACTTTCCTCACGTAACTTCTATGGTGTTGACCCAGCAGACATATACAATGCATATGTTGGCACTACAAGATTGATTGTAGACGATAAATCTATTTTAAGACTACTTAGAACAAGATACAGGACTATTTCAGACTCATCGTCGCAAGTTTTTACAGTTAATGCTGTTTAGTATGGTATAATAGTGGTTATGAAAAAGCAAAAACCACGTTTTCCTGGTCAGGTTGGAGAAACTAAGGTTCAGGTAATTGAAGAAAACTTCTCTCTATTTGGTACCTATGTATGGACAAAGCCAAATGGCAAAGCATTTACAGATGGTCAAGGAAATGCCCTTTCTATTGAAGGCCTTAAAGATGACAAGGCAAAAATTAAAGAATTAGCTGATGCAGCAAAGTATTGGGGGCAGCCAGAAGGACGTGCCGTATTCTACCCAAACATGAGAAAGATCTCAGACGAAGAATACTCTGAGCAAGTAGACAGAATGAACAATGGCCTAATCCCATCTATGAATGACCTTGGTGCAGTTATTGCTGCAAAGAAAACTCTAGAACTTTATGGAGACGAATAATGTCAGACGAAATTCTTTACATTAATGCTTCGCTACCAGATGAGTCACCAGAGGTGGATGCATTTAAGGCACAAGACCCATTTTCAAAGTCTTGGGAAGACCTAAAGCTATTTAATGGCTTGGAAAAGAATTTTAAGCGTCGTTCAGACAGACTGTCTAAGGCAGCAGATCCACTTCTAGAAAGCAGAGTCGTCAATACTGGTGTTGATGTTACATCTTTGGGATATCAAGATTCAGCTTTGGCTATTAAAGCTGGTAAAGATGGTGCACGGTCAAAGGAGATTAATCCTGGATCAGTGTTTAGGAATGGTTATGGAATCTTTGACGTAATCACACCACCATGGAACTTGTACGAGTTGGCAAACTACTATGATACATCTTTTGCAAACCATGCTGCGATTGATGCAAAGGTAGAAAACATTGTTGGCCTTGGGTACGATTTTGAGGTATCAAAGAGAACAATGATGACACTAGATGCACAGTCAAATGAGAGTGCTCTAGAAAAAGCAAAAAAGCGTATTGAAAGAATGAAGGTAGAGCTTCGTGATTGGCTGGAAGGCCTAAACTCAGATGAATCATTTACTAACATTATGATGAAGGTAATGACAGACTTCGAAGCTACTGGAAATGGGTATCTTGAGATTGGTAGAACTGTAACTGGTGAGATTGGCTACGTTGGCCACATTCCATCTACAACTATGCGTGTCCGTAGAATGCGTGATGGCTATGTACAGATTATTGGACAGAGAGTTGTTTACTTCCGTAACTTTGGTGCAAACAACCCTAATCCAATTACTGCTGATCCACGTCCAAACGAAATTATTCACTTTAAGTCATACTCACCACTAAATACTTTTTACGGTGTTCCAGATATTATTTCTGCGATTGGCTCTCTACATGGAGATCAGCTTGCTTCACAATATAACATCGATTATTTTGGAAACAAGGGTGTTCCAAGATATGTTGTAACTCTAAAGGGTGCAAGGCTATCTGAAGATGCAGAAGACAAGATGTTTAGATTCTTGCAAACAAATCTAAAGGGTAGCCACCACAGAACACTTTACATTCCTCTTCCTGGTGACTCAGATACAAACAAGGTAGAGTTTAAGATGGAGCCAGTTGAGACTGGAACTCAGGAAGCATCTTTCAATGAATACAGAATTCGCAACCGTGACGATATTCTTGTGGCACACCAAGTTCCACTTTCTAAGATTGGTGGAGGAGACTCCGCTGCAATTGCTGCTGCCCTTGCACAAGATCGCACATTCAAGGAGCAGGTGGCTCGTCCTAGACAAGATGCAATTCAAAAGATGATCAACAAAATGATCAAGGAAAAAACAGATATTCTTGAATTCAAGTTCAATGAGCTAACCCTCACCGATGAGATTGCTCAGTCACAAATCCTTGAAAGATATGTCAAGAACATGATTATTGTTCCAGATGAGGCACGTGACATTTTGGGTATGGGCCCAAGACCTGATGGAGATGGAAATAAGCCACTAGAGCTAAAGCCAAAAGAATCTCCTAACAGCACTGGCAACGATGCACGAGATGCCGAAAGAGCAAATAACGCATCTGATAGTACAGCCACAGTTGCTGGAAGAAATCCAAAAGGTGAAGGAAGAGCCAGCCAATAATAAAATGTGATATAATAGTACAAAATGTTATAAAAACGTAATATTGCAAAAAAGGGCTCTATAATTATACTACAATGACTATTTCTAAGGCACAGTGGACAACAGACGGAAATGATATCCGTCTCTCAATGCCACTCTCAAAAGTTGATCAGGAAAAGCGTATCGTTTCTGGCTTTGCCACACTTGATAACCTAGACAAGCAGGCAGACATCGTAACCCCAGAAGCAAGCCTTAACGCATTCAAGAGATTCCGTGGAAATATTCGTGAAATGCATCAGCCAATTTCAGTTGGCAAGATGGTTTCATTTAAAGAAGAAAAGTTTTTTGATCCAGAGACAAAGAAAATGTATAACGGCATTTATGTTTCTGCATATGTTTCAAAGGGTGCTCAGGACACTTGGGAGAAAGTCCTTGATGGCACCCTTTCTGGTTTTTCTATCGGCGGTAGAATGAACAAGTGGGACGACGCTTATGACGAGAAGATGGATTCTGCAGTTCGTATCATCA